TTGTTTAAAAACATCGACTGCCAAAAAGTTGACTGCGGTAACTGCATAGCTGGTAAAGCTGTAATGGTAGCAGAGGGGGTAGCAGAGCTGAAACACGAAAAGGAAAAAGGCCATGACTAACAGGGAAAAGATAATAACTGACATTGTGAATTGGCTGCGGATAACGGAGGAAAGATAATGACTTATGTATTTATGATATTTGCGTTAGTTGGTGCGGGGTTCTTATTTGTACTGGGGGCAGGAACAGCAGTAGCCCTGGGGCTGTACATTATACGAGGGAGATTTCATAACTGGCCTTGGGATTAAGCAGTTTCAGTGTATTCGTGTCAATACTTATGTACAAAAATGATAAAATTTTTAATAAAAGGTATGTACATTTTTGTACATAAGTGTTACAATATATACATAAGGTAAATAAATTAACAGAGACCACTACAAAGTGGTCAGTACACCGATAGGAGGAACCTACCATGAAAGAGATTAGAACATTTGAAGCAGCCATCGAGCAGCGTGCCACAAGTCTTGAAGAACTCGGCATTAACGCAACCTTATTCTGGGCATATAGAACCAGCAAGGAAACTGGAAACGAGCTCATCGACTTCAACGAGGTCATTTGGGATTACGACATTGAAGAAATTGCTCAGACCTTGAGGGCCAACGGCATTACCAAATTTACCATCAGCTCCCCATTTTCAAGCCTCATCGAAACCCTCGCAGCTTTCGAAAAGCAAGGAATCAGTATGGCAGGCCTTACCACAGTAAAGGCACGCTACACGGATTGGAAGACCGGCGAACACGCCCTTATCCCTGCAATCAAGATGACGGTAAAGGAGGCATAAATCATGTTAAGAAAGTACACAGTAATTAGCCGTTAGGGTTATCATTCCATTGAGATTGCTATACTAAACCACAGTGTTTCTGCAAAGTTTGGAAAGTTCCTCCTAGGATGAGAACCCAACGAAAATGGGAAATATTGCAATGACCCGTACATTGAAGAAGATACTGTAATCGGTTTAGCTAATGCCAGGGCAGTGGCACGCAAAATAGGAGAAGAGGCTCGTAAGAAATACGATTGCATTGACGAACACGGTGTATGTATTCGCACACTTACTAAGTAGAACACGCAGAGTGACATCCCTAACGGGGTGGTAATGCGGCAGACTGGTCACAAGCCCAGTCACGCAACCCTAAATCAGGTTTAATCGAGATAGGAGGTTGATAGAAAGAAGGTGATATGTATGACTTTAAAGGAATTGCGATTACTGTCAGGTCTTACTCAGGAAGAGGTTGCCCGGCAGGTAGGGGTTAGCTCTCTAACCTACAGACGGTGGGAATACGGGGATGTTATTCCTAACGCAAAACATATTACTAAGTTAGCAGATACGCTTAACTGTGAAAGTGACGATGTGTTGAAGTTATATGCTTAATTTTAAGGGGGTTATCTAATGAATTATTTAACTGAACGAGGTATGACATTTCTGCTTTTTATCGGATGTGTGCTTGTGGCCTTGCTCCTTTAGGAGTTGTCGATGGAAACGGCTATTAATCTTGAAACGCTTGATACTCTCATAGATAAGGGAGAGCGGCTAAAGAATTTGCTCACAGAGGAGCCGAATCTTTTGCGATTCCTAGAATTGCTGAAAGATACTGATGTTAATCAGATAGTCAGACCGGTTGAGGCAGACAGACTGATAGGACCTAAACAGGTTATCAGTATACTGAAAATTTCTTCCGCTCGATTGGAGGAGTATGTAAAGCGAGGAATGCTCACAGCGTACTACACTCCGCCCGCATCTGGAAGAAAATTCTGGCTATCCGAAGTATTGGCACTGCCATGTAAATACTAATCTAAAAATGGCAGACCATGATATGTAATCAAAACATTTGACTGCATATCATGGTCTGCCATAAGGAAGGACGGTGAATAGGTGTGACTACAAAGGAACGTGTGGAACGGTTACGTAGAGAACGTTCATTTACCCACAGAACAAAAATGTGTATAGGTGAAGTGGATTACGTTCTAACTAAGTATTATGGTAAGTCATGGCAGACCGTAAAAGATGTAATGTTGGCTATCACATTGGCCATTCTCTGCACTATTAGCTTTGAAATTTAAAGGAGGAATAAACTATGCAGATTGTTTTGACAGAAAAGGATTTAAAAGGATTGAATAAGGAAACCCGTTTGGGCTTTTATAATGCCATTGACGGCATTGTTCGCGGGGCAGAGGACCTGGCTTCCGAGGATACAGGAAAGGTAGCTGCTTCTGCTGCAACAGATGAGGCTCAGCCTAAAGCTACTACCGCAAAGTCAAAAAAGACTCGGGCTGACAAAAAGGAGGAAAGTTCTAAATCTGCTAATAAGGAAGATGTTAAGGCCAAGGAGGAAGCCACCACAGAGGAATCCGAGGTAGAGGATGAGATTGACCTGGGGCTGGAAGATGAAGAAAAAGCACCAGCTAAGCCACGTACCCGCAAGGAAATGTTCAGCGCTCTGCAGGGCTTCTGTAAGGCTGATAAGGCAAATGCTAAGAAAGTGCGTAACGCTATTTCCGAACTTGGTATTGCTAAGGTAACTGACATGACAGATGAGCAGATGAAGCAGATCTGTGAAGATATGGAGATTTGATTATGGCAGATCATGCTGTATTAAGTGCCAGTGGCAGCCATATTTGGTTAGCCTGTCCACCATCTGTAAAGCTGAGTGAGAACTTTCCTGATACAGCCTCTTTTTCCGCAAGCGAGGGTACATTTGCCCACGCTCTTGCGGAGCTTGAGCTGAACAACTTTTTTGGAAATATTGCACAGTCATATTACAAAAAAGAGCACCGCAAAATGACTCGTAATGAGTTCTATTCACGGGGGATGACAGAGTATGTTGACGAATATGTACAAATGGTTATTCAGAAGTACCAGGAAATGTGTCCACTGGACCATACAACAAAAGTCTACATAGAGCAGAGGTTGGATTTTGGTAGGTGGGTTCCCGGAGGGTTTGGTACTGGGGATGCTGTTATCGTAGGCAATCACACCGTGGAGGTGTGTGACCTCAAATACGGTAAACATGTACAGGTATCAGCAGAGGGAAACTCACAGCTCAGGTTATATGGATTAGGAGCTTACGCTGAATATGATTGGTTGGAGAATATAGAGCGTATCAGAATGACAATATGTCAGCCACGATGTGGCGGCATATCATCCGAAGAGTTATCCGCTAAGGAGTTGCTCGAGTGGGGAAGAAAAATCGTACCCGTGGCCATGCAGGCTATCAAGGGTGAAGGTGAGGTCAAGGCAGGAGAGCATTGCCGATTCTGTCGAGCCGCGAATAGATGTAAGGCTTTAGCGGATTACCGCTTAAGTCTTGCTAAATATGAGTTTCGCAATGCACTGTTATTATCTGACGAGGAAGTTGCGGATATTCTCAATAAGGTAGACGGGCTTGTATCTTATGCAAATTCCATAAAGGATTATGCCCTTGAAGAAGCGGTTAACGGTAGGCGGTGGCCAGGCTACAAACTTGTTGAAGGACGGTCACAACGGAAGTTCTCTGACGAAGCAAGTATCGTGCAGGTTTTGACAGCTCATGGAGTGGAGAAAGAAAAGCTGTATAAGCCAAGAGCACTTATAGGAATAACAGCTATGTCCTCGCTTATAGGAAAGAAAATGTTTGATGAATGCCTATCTCAGTTTGTTGTAAGACCTACAGGCCGACCTACCTTGGTCCCTGAAGATGATAAGCGACCGGAGTTCAGTTCTGCAGCATCTGACTTTACAGACTTAGGGTAAATTCTGAACTACTTAGAGACATTCTGAGCTACTCTACAAGGTATATATTATGGATTATATGAAAACAACAAACAAGATTATTAGATTGTAAATATGGAGGAATTATCAATGAAAAAGTACAAAGATACAGAAGTGTTGGTACCGTGCAGAATATCCTATGCAGCTATTTGGGAGCCTCGAAAGAATGAGGACGGTACCCCCGGCAAGTATTCAGTAGCGTTACTGATTGACAAGAAGGATAAGAAGACCATTGGCAAGATTGAGAATGCGATTAAGGCTGCTAAGATTGCAGGAAAGAGTAAGCTGGCTAATTCCAAGGGTGCTATTCCTAAAAATATAAAGACTCCTCTGCGCGATGCTGACGACGAGGAGATTGAGGACGAGGCATATGAGGGAATGATGTTCATGAACGCTACCAGTGTTACTAGACCTCAGATTGTTGACAGACACGTCGAAAAGATTACCGACAGGGAAGAAGTCTACAGCGGATGTTACTGCAATGTATCGGTGAACTTCTACGCCTTTGATGTTGGTTCTAACAAGGGCATTGCTGCCGGCTTAGGCAATATCCAAAAGGTAAAGGACGGGGAACGTCTGGCGGGAGGCTCCTCTGCTGAGGAAGATTTCGAAGCATTGGACGACGAAGACGATGAGGATGACGATGACATCTTCTCCTGATTGTCAGTAGTAGACGGAGGGGGCTGAAAGGGTTCCCTCCTTTTATGTTGAACCTGACGATAGGAGGTGGTGATTATGAGCATACCTACAAAATACAAACACATACTTGGTATAGACCTAGAAACCTACAGCGATGTCGACATCGGCAGTGCAGGATTATATAAGTATGCTGAGAATTCAGAAATCTTACTATTCGCATATGCGTGGGATGACAATCCGGTACAAATCGTTGACATTTTTAACGGTGAGCTTGTGCCTGAGGATGTCCTGGACAGCTTAACCGACCCTACTATCTTAAAAACGGCATATAACGCAAGCTTCGAGAGAAATGTTCTGAAAAATTGGACCGATTGCAATATGCCAGCACAGCAGTGGTTTTGTACGATGATTCAGGGGCTAACTCTTGGAATGCCAGCAGGACTTGATAAGCTTGGTAAAGTTTTAAATCTTGCAGAAGATAAGGCAAAGATGAAAGAGGGAAAGCGACTCATTCAATACTTTTGCAAACCATGTAGACCGACAAAGGTAAATGGTGGCAGAACCCGCAACCTGCCGATGCATTCCCCTGATGATTGGGAAGTTTTTAAAAGCTACTGCAAACGGGATGTGGAGGCTGAGAGAGCTATCCGAAAAAAGCTGGAAAGATATTTTCCTATTGAAACCGAAAGGAGGCTGTGGTTTTTAGACCAGAAGATAAATGATGCAGGTGTAGAGGTAGACTTGCAAATGGTTGACTCCGCGCTTACCATTGATGAACGTTTACGGGAAGAGTGGATGAAAGAGGCAAAGGAGCTAACCGGTGTGCCGAATCCCAACAGTAGGAAGCAGATTTTGGATTGGATTGAGGGACGACTAGGGTGGCAGCCTGAAACTTTTGACAAAGCAGCTCGTAATGAAATGCTCACGATGGACGACATACCGGAAGATGTGAAGAGGGTTATCACTTTGAAAAACTGGCTTGGTAAGACAAGCATAAAAAAGTATCTAGCTATGAAGAAAGCTGTATGCCACGACGGCAGGGTTAGGGGTATGTTGCAATTTTACGGGGCCAACAGGACAGGGCGATGGGCTGGTCGTGTTGTGCAGTTACATAACCTACCTCAGAATCATCTTGAAGACCTGGACGGTGATAGAAAGCTCGTAATGGAGGGTGACTACGATACGCTGTCCATGCTTTACGAAAATCCAGCTGATGTACTAAGCCAGCTGATAAGGACTGCGTTTGTGGCAGGGTATAACAAACGGTTCATTGTTGCTGATTTTTCTGCAATAGAGGCCAGAGTTATAGCTTGGCTGGCTGACGAAAAATGGCGCATGGAGGTTTTTGCTAAGGGCGGGGACATCTACTGCGCATCTGCCTCTCAGATGTTTAAGGTGCCTGTTGTAAAGCATGGGGTAAACGGACACCTCCGACAAAAAGGTAAAGTTGCAGAATTGGCCTGCGGTTACGGCGGAGGAGTTAACGCTCTCAGAGCGTTCGGCGCGGATAAAATGGGAATGACTGAAAGTGAGATGGCCGCAACAATAAAACAGTGGCGGGAGTCGTCTCCGCATATCTGCCAGCTATGGCGAGATATCGAGACCTGTGCAAAGAAAGCAATCAGACACAAGTCAACTGTAGAGTATAAAAAGTGCATACGGTTTGTTTACCAAAGTAAGATGCTGTTTATCTATCTTCCCAGCGGTCGTCCCATAGTATACGTAAAGCCACGAATCAAGTATGAAGATGATTTTGGTAAGGAGTCATTGGTATATGACGGTGTAGGAGATAGCAGCACCATGTGCGAGGTTTATACCTGGGGCGGCAAACTCGTAGAAAATATAGTACAGGCCATTGCCCGTGATTGCTTAGCAGTAGCTATGCTAAAAATCTATCGTGCGGGCTATAAAATTGTTATGCATGTTCATGATGAAGTTATTTTGGAAGAACCTTACGGAGTAGGAACCCTAGAGAAAGTATGCAGTATTATGGGGAGTCCTATTAGCTGGGCACCTGGGCTTGTTCTTAGAGCAGACGGTTATGAGACACCGTACTACAAAAAAGATTAAGTATTGATTCAGAAAGAGGCGAATTTAATGGCTAATGAATTTACTAATATCTGCAAAGCGATTAAGGGCTTTGTACTTACAGATAAAGAAGACACTAGAGAAATCTTTAAGGCAATAAAGTTTGAAGATAATTATGCGTTTGCATCAGACACTACGGCAGCGGCTATGGTAAAGACACACATACCGGTTGAGGAAGCTGAGATGAGAAATGTAAAGGGCGACCTTGTAGAAAATCTTGACCATGGGTATTTTCCTGATTTCGACAAGCTAATCAATGATAGAAAGTACGATAATGTGGAACCGGCCATTGTGGATTTTCCCAAGAAGATTTACAAGAGCTATGAGTGGAAGCATCTTTTTAACTTTATGAAGTCTGCCATTTACCTACCCTGCAAAAGAATGGTTTTTGAAAAGAGAGGAAGAAATTTACTTGCCTATGCGGTGAATGAATCTATAAAGGTAAAAGCTGTACTGGCAACAGATGTTGTCGGGGGTGTGGATATATCCTTTGCTGTAAATGCTAAATATCTGTCTGCCACTGCAGAGCTACTGGACTTCCTAAAATGTGATAAGTGTCAACTCTTTTACACAAATGATGTATCACATATGATATTCAGGGGCTACCTGAAAGAAGAGCTGATGTGTACGATTATAGTAGCCCCCATACGGGTATCTAATCGTGATACCGATGAACTTTGGAAATTCCGCAACAGTGACATTACGACTGATTCGAAGTCGTGTACCACCGATGATGAAGAATGGGACTTTTTGGAGGAGGAGTAGAATATGCCACTTCCACTCAATGATGATTGGCGTATAGAGGGTGATACGCTTAACTGGATTTTGAAAAGACGCAAAAAGGAAAAATATACCGATGACTTTTATTGGCAGACCATGGGATACTATCCGAATCTTGAGCAAGCGTACACATCTTTTTTAGAAAAACGAATGCGTGCTAATTCTGACGATTGCGAAACTCTTTTACGGGTTATCCGTAAGAGCCTACAGGAGATTCATGCATCATGTGAGGAGGCCAAGATAAATTATGCAGAATATGTGGAGCTGAAAGCTGCTCAGGAGAAAAGTGGAGAACCGGTTGAGAAAAGTACTGAAAATGAAGATTGGGGGTTCCTGGAATGGAATTGAGAAACTTAGAAATGATGCTGGAGAGACAGGTAGGGGTACTTAAAGATATAAAAGAATTTGTAGATAAATACGGCGACTCAATAGCAGAAGATATGAAGAACACTATTCTCGACTATGTTGCATCCGTGGAAAATCCCTGGAATGCTACATATGAGGCCTGCAAAGCCGTTGTTGCCGAAAAACGCGAACAGGAAAAGGCTGCTGAGGATAAGAGCAAAGCCAAATCTGATAAGACAAAACCTGTAAGGAAGAAGAATATTAAAGATCCTGAAAAAGAGGCTGACGATGAGGATTGGAGCTTTTTAGGTGATGAATAGTAAAGCATCTACATAAGGAGGGACCGACAATGGCAAAAGCAAGACTGCCAATTAATGTTGGAAAAGCCATAAAGGATATCGAGCGTAGCCTCGACCACAAAAGACCGATTGTTGTTGGCACAAAGCGACATTCCAGATGGAGTTCAGGTATATGCCAAATGTGTGGAGAGTTTTTCCAGATGATTACTTTTGAGCATGCCAACAAACACGGTTTTGCCAGACCTGAAGATATGGCAAAAAATGGAAACATAAAGTGGCTTGATTTTTAAAGGAGATTATTCATGAATAATAACAATGAAAGATTGTTGCCGGTTACACTAAAGGCAAAAAACTGGAAAATAGGTCAGTGCGTTGCCAATGTAAGTGAGGAGTATGCTAATGTTATCCGCGCTAACCACGATCATATTCAAAAGCTTAAGATGAAAAGAGCAGGTGTTATCAGCGCAAAAGAAATCAAAGATTCTCATTGGAAAACCACCATTGAATGCATAAATCTTATGACAGCTATACGTACACTGCTTTGGAAGATGGGGTTGACTGAGGGGGATATGAAAAAGGCCATACATGAGGTCAATGCAGAGAACAAAAAACGTGGGTACTTTGAGTAGATTCTGAAATGTGAGGTTATCTGTTATGAATGAGATTTTTAGAGAAACTATTAGCAACATATGTAGTCTTTACCGTAGACCTGTTGCACGCGGAGCCTTGGCATTTATTTCTCAGGGAGGGGCCTATCATATAAGCTACAAATGCAATTACTGTAAAACGGAATTCAGAGTTGACCATAAGTGGCGTGGCTGGAGCTGCGGAGGCTACAATACCTATCGCATCTCCTGTCCAATATGCGGGAGTACTTTTTATGCATCAGATGAAGTCATATGTACCGCAGAAGATGATTCAGAAATTCCCAGCAAGGTGGAATTATCTATCCTGGAGAATGATACGAAACTGAAATTACAGGCTTCATACAAAAGCTATAGATTTGATGAGTATGGCACCTGCTTCCCTAGTTCAAGTAGAGAAGTGATTACCTTTAATGTGAAGAGCCGCATAACGACATTTGCTTGCTACAAAAAAGGCAAGAAAGTGTTTTCAGCGGACTTGGGTAATCCTAAATCAAGTGAATTCTTAGAGAAATCACTATTAAAGTATTTGAGGTACTATCGGGGGTGCGCAAAAGATTACTTACATAAGATTGCTATGGCACTAAAGCTATTAAGAAGTAATATTCGGAAAAAGTACTCAACACTACACGGGCTTAATCTAGGCAGTATGGTGATTGCGAATCCTATGCCTAGATATGGACGAATGTCAGGGCATATACAGTATATGGCTTTTAGAATGTTGCTGCCAGACTTGAAAAGGCTTCCTGACACAGGCGGATATGAAAATGTATTTCAGGATATAAATGCTCTACTTAAGGCGCCGGATTCGATTACAGCTATTTTGAATGCTTATGATATTCCTAATAAAAAATCCTTTAGGAGAATCATTCTTGATAGCCCGGAGCACGCAAAAACTTTGTCAGTTATATTGAAACACATTCATAACTACGATATCGCTAGGACGCTATATGTACATTTTAAAGAGTCGTTTACCCCGCAGGACTTCAAAAGCCCTGAGTCCATTGACAAGCTGCTATGTTTTTGGAAACAGTATCGTAGTGAGCAGGAGATTAAGAACTTTTTGACATGTTCTGATTGGTGGCTGGTAAGTGATACCTACCGCATGGAAAAACAGCTTAACGAGAAAAATGCAGCAGTATTTAAGAGAATGAAGCTGGATGGGAAAGCCCATGATTGGCTAAAGGATAGAATCTATGAACAGGAACATGAGGACTACGAGCTTAAAGTACCAGTAGCAATCAGAAAACGCTTTGAAATGCAAAAGGACACATTGAAAATGCTCATACCGGATACATACTACAAACTGATTGCTGCTGGAAAGGAACTTCACAACTGTGTAGGAACTTATGGTTCGAAAGTATTAGAACAGCAGTGTAATATTGTACTGGTAGCAGATGATAAAGGACTACTGGTAGCGTGCCTGGAAATTAAAAATGGTGAAGTGATTCAGGCAAAGCTTAAGTATAATAAGCCTCTATGTGAAAATCAGGAAATTCAGCAACAGGTAATTAATTGGGCTCATGAGGTAGGGCTTCGAATAACTACCACGGATATTGCAACCGGTAATCCGAATGAGCTGCAAGCTAAATCCGCCTAGGAGTGATTAAGTATGGCACTGAGTAATAATGTGAAAAAGATAATTGCCAAATACGATGCCATTATCAATATATCCGTTGGTAACAGCCGACGAAGCAAGAGCTGGAAAACCAAGAGTATGTCATGGTCTTCACTGGTGCAGAGGCTTTCAATAACAAAGTACACAAATGAAACTATGTCAGAGTTCAGGAGAATGAGCAAAGACCGTCAGGATGACATTAAGGACATAGGAGGATTTGTTGGCGGAGTACTTAAGGGCGGTCGTAGAACGGCTACAAATATCGGTGACAGACAGTTGATTACGCTGGATGCAGATTATGCTGACCCTCAGTTTTGGGATATGCTTACAATGTTTTCAGATTATGCCTGTTGTGTGTATTCTACTCATAAGCATACGTCTGAAAATCCTCGTTTGCGTCTGGTAATACCTACCGACCGGCCGATGAGTCCAGATGAATATCAAGCTATCAGCAGAAAAATTGCGGAACAGCTTGATATAGAGCTTTTTGACGATACCACATACCAGGCACACAGGCTGATGTATTGGCCCTCTACAAGTGCTGACGGTGATTTCTATTTCAACTGGCGCGACCGTCCTTTCCTTAGAGCTGATGATGTCCTGAACGAATATGATGATTGGACAGACCAAAGCAGTTGGCCCATGTCCAGCAGAGTAGCAAAAATGATTGACAAGGAGGCTAAAAAGCAAGAGGATCCGTTAACAAAGAGGGGCATGGTAGGAGCTTTCTGTAGGGCCTACAGTATTGATGAAGCCATAGAGACCTTTCTGCCCGATGTATATGAGAGCTGCGGTAATGGAAGATACACATACAAGGCTGGTTCTTCTTCCGCAGGAGCCGTTGTGTATGATGACAAGTTCATCTACTCTCATCATTGTACTGACCCCTGTACCATGCAGCTGGTTAACAGTTTTGACTTAGTTAGAATCCATATGTATGGAGATATGGACGATGGGAAAACTACGGATAATGCTACGAAGCTCCCAAGCTATCAGGCAATGTGTGAATTTGCCTCCAGGGATAAAAAGGTAAAGGTGCTGATAGCTAAGGAAAAAATGGAAGATGCAGGAAGAGAGTTTACCGACCTCGGCGACGAGGACGATTTGGACTGGGCTTCCTCGCTGAAGTATAACGACCGTACTGGTGAACTGCTGAGTACAAGATACAATATCAGATTGATACTTGAAAATGACCCGGGTATTAAAGGTACCTTTGGGTGGGACCAGTTTTCTCAGAGAATTGCTATCATCAAAAAACCGGTGTGGAGAAGTTCAACAGATGATGACCCGTATTGGAATGATGGCGATGATTCAGAGCTTCGTTATCTGATTGAAACGACCTATGGGTTGGACAGTAAGTTAAAGATAGAGGATGAAACTACAAATGTGGCAAACAGAAATGCTTTTCATCGGGTACGCGATTATCTGAAAAGCTTGAATTGGGATAAAAAGGAACGCATGGAGCGTGTATTTATAGATTATTTAGGAGCGGAGGATAGTGAATATACACGCACTGTATCGAGGAAGTTTTTCATAGCAGGTGTAGGGCGCGTTATGTCTCCGGGGTTAAAATTCGACAACATGCTTGTTTTAGAGGGGCCGCAGGGAATCGGTAAGAGTTATCTGCTAAAGCTTCTAGGCGGACAGTGGTTCAGCGATTCTCTGACCACGGTTCAAGGAAAGGAGGCATATGAACAGCTTAGAGGATGCTGGATTATAGAAATGGGAGAGCTAGCAGCCTTGAAAAGAAGTGATGTTGAGCCGATAAAACAGTTTATTAGCAAGCAGGTGGATACCTATAGAGTGGCTTATGGCAGAAGGCTGACTGAATTCCCAAGGCAGTGTATATTTGCTGGAACTACAAACGATGCAACCTTTTTAAGGGATAAAACAGGAAACCGTAGGTTTTGGCCAGTAAAGGTAGGTGTCAGCGAAGTAAAAAAATCTTTATGGGCCGATGATATAAGATATGTTATTGGTCAGATATGGGCAGAAGCTTATCAGGCATTCACCAATGGCGAAAGCGTTTGGGTTGGTAAGGAAATTGAAGAGGTGGCCAAGGAAGTACAGAAAGCACATACAGAGGAGAATCCACTGGACGGGCTGATTCGTGAGTTCCTTGAAAAACCGCTTCCTGCTAATTGGTATAAGCTGGACCTGCGGACACGCAGGGATTATTTCAGAGGAGATACTTTTGAGATAGATATGACAAACAGCTTTATCAGAGATAAGATTTGTCCTCTGGAAGTATGGTGTGAAATGCTGGGAGGCGATATCAAGAATTTTTCTTCCTATGATAAAAAGGAAATACGGGATACACTGGAAAACTTGGATGGTTGGAAACTGTATGAGTCCGGGTGGCGTTTCCTAAGGTTTGGAAGTCCATACGGACAGCAGAGGACCTATGTAAGGTGTGGTTCTCAGTATGACACTCAAAATGCAAAAGAGGGGCCTGACGAGCTTGTGTGAGGTTATGAGGTTTTTCGGACAAAAAGTGTGAGAGAACTATTCTCAATTAAAAAGACTTTAACGGCCCAACCCCAGTCATATCAAGGGTTCGGGTCATACCGTTAAAGTGATAGAGAAAATTGAAGACTTTTTAACGGATTTATCAGGTAGTGAGTATATATAATATTACCTATACCCAAAAAAAGTTTTAGTAAAGTTCTATCACTACATCAAACAGAGCTGAAGCCTTGATATGATTGAGCTAGGCCCGTTAAATTTAGTGATAGAAAAAACAAATGTCTTTAACACTCTTCAGGTGTGTACATACATTTTTGTGTGTACACATTATTAAATACTGAAAAATTCATTCGAAAGCAACCAGTTTATATCATAAATGTTAGTACATATTTGTTAATAGCAAAAGGAGGCATTGACTTTGGAATCTGAAAATCTTATTGAGCGTATATTTGTGCGAAAGTTAACGGACAGGGGGTGCATCGTTTTTAAATTTGTCTCGCCTGGACATGCTGGTGTACCAGACAGAATTGTTATTTCACCGAAAGGTAAAATATATTTTGTAGAACTTAAACGGCCTAATGGGAAATTAAGGAAGCTACAGGAGTGGACGCGTAAAAAGATGCTTGGCAATCACTGTCCTGTATATGTTGTCAAGTGCCGTGAGGATGTGGAGGCCTTTAGTAAATTTATGGATATGATGGAGGATGGGAATGTCTAGCATTTATCACCCAAGACCATACCAGCAGTTTGCCACTGACATGATTATCAAGAAAAAAGCACTGGCGCTGATGCTGGATATGGGACTTGGAAAAACAGTTATTACCCTTACAGCGATAAATGACCTTATGTATGATTATCTTGAAATAAGCAAAGTTCTTGTGATAGCGCCACTAAGGGTTGCCGATACCACATGGCCCGATGAATGCAGAGTATGGGAACACCTGCGACATTTACGGATAGCTAAGATTCTTGGCGATGTTACGAATAGGAAGAAAGCACTTAGCGAAAATGCCGATATCTATGTTATCAATCGTGAACAGGTATCATGGCTGGTGGGAATTTACGGTAGCAAATGGCCTTTTGATATGGTTGTCATAGACGAATCATCGTCCTTTAAGTCGTCAAAATCCAAGCGGTTCAAAGACCTGAGAAAGGTAAGGCCGTTTATGAAACGCATTGTAGAGCTGACAGGAACCCCAGCGCCGAATGGTTTGCTTGATTTATGGAGCCAGATATACCTCCTAGATATGGGAGAGCGGTTAGGTAAAACCATTAGCGAGTATCGCAGAAGATACTACACTCCTGGACGGGGCAATGGCATGGTTACTTATGAGTGGAATCTTAATGAGGGTGATGATGAGGTAATTTTCAAGAAGATAGAAGACATCTGCGTAAGCATGAAGTCTGAGGACTACCTTACGCTGCCCGAAGTTGTGTACAATGTCATTCCTGTGAAGCTGAAAGCTAATGAACTGAAGCTGTACAAACAGTTGGAAAAGGATATGGTTATAGACCTGCAAGGGCAGGAGCTGGTTGCATTATCAGCAGGAGCGTTATCTAACAAACTTTTACAGATGGCCAATGGGCAGGTGTACACTGATGAACACAAAGTTTTGCAGATACACAAGGCAAAAATAGAAGCCATGTACGATATAATTGAGGCAAATGAACATAAAAATTTGCTAGTAATGTACTGGTTCAATCATGACCTTGACCAGCTAAAAGGAGCGTTCCCTTATGCGAGAGTTCTGAAAGATTCACAGGACATACGAGATTGGAATGAGGGGAGGATACGTATGCTGCTTATGCATCCTGCGTCAGCAGGACACGGTATCAATTTGCAGAGAGGCGGGCATATAGTGGTCTGGTTCGGCCTTACATGGAGTTTAGAACTGTATCAACAGGCAAATAAAAGACTGCATCGTAGTGGCCAGGTTAAGAATGTGTTCATACATCATCTGGTAGCACAGGGGACTATTGATGAAGAGGTTATGTCTGCACTGAGTAGTAAGGATGCAGGTCAGAGGAAAATGTTGCAGGCGATAAAAGCGAGGATTGAAAAGTATGCAAACAAATGATTATGTCAAGCTGGTAAAGGAATATCTGCGTAACTATAATTTCTATAAGGTAGCCGTAAAAAATATGAATGAGGATATAAGTGATAGGGAGATTGCTTTATCAGGGGTATCAATTAGCATTTCAAGTTATGGAGCTAACCCGCACGGGGGTACTTCGGAAATGACACCGACTGAGCGAATGGCTGCGGAGAATATGCAATTGGCAGAGGAGCTGAGAATACTGAAACAGGATTTATCCAGAGTCACCACATTACTGACAAGGATAGATAGGTCGATAGCGGAACTGCCGGATAATGAAGCAGAACTGGTAAAGCTTTTCTATCTCGACGGATACAGCTATCAAGCAATATACGATGTAAAGCATTTTAGTGAGAGGTGGTGTAGAAATCATCTAAGAAGTGCGGAAGTAAAATTGGCGGTTATGCTATTTGGACCAAAGGCGCAGGATAAGATATGCTTTGTCAGGACAGCTTAAAACAGTTCCGTTTCCGTGCCGAATGTTGTAGAAAGAGCATTCAAAATTTATGCCGTGAGAATACCGTTTTTTCTTATAGAACTGTGTTAATATATAAAATGTCAAAATTCAAACGAGCAGAGCGTTTGTGACAGAAAATGATAAAAGAGCTTACTATTGTTACCCCCGATAGTAAGCTCTTTTATTGTCGCTATTTAGAAGAAAAGAGAGGAAGATTTTTATATGAACACCCAGCGGATTATTCAGATGTCAGTTAACGAGGTAATCCCTTATGAAAATAATCCAAGGGATAACGCTGAGGCAGTACAGTATGTAAAGGCCAGTATTCAGAAATTTGGTTTCCGTCAGCCTATTCTGATTGACAACGATAATGTAATTATCTGTGGCCATACCAGATTGTTGGCTGCAAAGGAATTAGGATTGACAGAGGTACCGTGTATTAGAGTTGAGGACCTTTCAGAAGAAGAGATTAAGGCATTTCGGTTGGCGGATAACAAGGTAGCAGAAATGAGCACCTGGGATTGGAGCAAGCTGGAGAAGGAGCTGGGCAGTATTGATGCAGAACTGTTTGACTTTGAGATGTCAGACTTTGGTTTTGACAGCGGTTTTGTAAATGAGGCTAACCAGACAAATGAAAGTGGTAATGCTAATACCGATGCAGCTACGGCGGCTAATGAGTCTGACAGCGAAACGCTGTCCCACCAGAATGAATTTAAGGAATATGATGAGGATATTGAGACTGAGCATAGGTGTCCTATGTGTGGATATGAGTGGTGATGAATCATGTACAGAGTTCCCAGTATGAAAGAAATTGAAGCAGTGCCTTGGAATGGCTATAAAGTGGTGTCCACATTTAGCGGTGGCGGTGGTTCGTGTTTGGGCTACCGCATGGCAGGATATAAGGTAGCATGGGCTAATGAGTTCATTCCTGCAGCACAGGATACTTATCGGGCTAATCACCCAGGGGTATTTCTTAACTGCAGGGACATCAGGCAGGTAACAGCGGGTGACATAGTTCAAGAGACAGGGATACCCATTGGAGGTATAGATCTGTTTGACGGTTCACCACCATGTGCTGCATTCTCAACAGCTGGTAAGCGAGATAAGTATTGGGGTAAGGTAAAGAATTACAGCGATACCACTCAAAGGGTGGATGACTTATTCTTTGAATACGCTAGGTTGGTCAAGGAACTTCAACCTAAAGTCTTTGTTGCAGAGAATGTGTCAGGTCTCATTAAAGGTTCGGCCAAAGGATATTTCAAGATATTCATGAGAACGCTTAAGGATTGTGGTTATGAGGTAAAGGTAAGGCTGCTTGATGCAAAGTACCTAGGTGTACCACAGAATCGCCAGCGAGTGATATTTGTTGGTGTCAGAAATGACCTTGTTGAGAAGTTCGGCGTACACCCTGCACACCCCAAACCTTTATCAAGAGTAATTACACTTGGCGAGGCATTGCAGGGAGTCGTTAATTCTGCTGAGGAACTCGACTACAGTATGATAAGTACAAAGTATGCATCTGGAAGAGTACTGAGAAAGCTGCCAAAAAATCCAAAGAAACCGATTACCGGAGCTTCTGTAATAAAGGGCAGCTATTTCAACTTAAGGCGGGAAAGCATGTACTGTCCTTCGGGGACGATTTGCCAGATGACAGGTGCAAAAGGGCTGGCGGGGAACTGTCACCCATTATATGACCGCAAATTCACAATATCCGAACTTAAGCGTATCACCAGTGTTCCCGATGACTTTACACTGACAGGCAATGAAGCTCGGCAATGGGAGCGGTTAGGTCGTATGGTTCCACCGGTAATGATGAGTCATATTGCTAAGACGATAGAAAAGGAGATATTGAATCATGTTCCTCGCAAATACAGCGTTCAGGGAGCTGAACAGACAGTACAGAACTCTGATGGCTAAACAGTCTAGTATAGATAATTATATTCCGATAAAGGATGTCAAAGTTATTAAGACAGCAAACGGTGTTCCTACAATCACAAAAACACTTATGCGTGGCACTACTCTTACAGGGTATGCGGTGGAAAAGGCCATAAAGATTGATGATGAGCTTGGTGAAACCTCAGAGCTGGAAATCTTGTATGACACTAACGGGAACCTTGTTGATACTCACGATAATGACGGCTTTACTGCGTTGCGGTGTGGCACTATGGTATGTGTAGCACTGGATGAGGGTTGCCATATGCTTGGCATGAAAGCAAGAAATTTGAAGATAGGATTTATCGGCAACGGTAAAATCAATATTGAAGTTGCTAAGGTGATAAATTCCGTTTTCGGCATATCCTTTTGTGTCGTTCATGGGAGCCTAAAAAATCGGGGAAAGAATCAGAAGAAGTTTCCGTGTGCATATGTTGACTACGATTGCAGCTTATTGAATGAGTGTGATGTGATTGTCTCCTGCACTTCTGGTTGTGATGGTAGGGATATGATATCAACTAAGATGCTGCCAAATCCGAAGCTGTTTATCGCATTGGATACTGGTTATCTTTTGGATGAATCATTCAGAAAAGAATGTGACAGCTATACCGATTATGTTGAGCAGCTTGATACCTATTACAAAGACGAGTTCATTTTTGATAAGGATAGGGTACCGTTGAAGCAGCTATGCAGGGATAAAGAGATGAGTAAAGACAGACTGTGCATATATCTTTTTGGTACAGGCTTTGCTGATGCGGTTATCGCTGAATCCATGTACAAACAGCGTATGAAGAGATGTAGGGAGGCACATGATGAAGCAGAGCTATTCAGCTGAGGATTGTCATAAGTTAAGAAAATTACTTATTAGCAATGCAGTACATAATGCGGATTCCCTGGGTAATAACATACTGTTGCTTAGCGGCGGTATGGACAGTGTAACTGCCTTATATGCCTTAATGGAAGCGGGAATCCAGTTTAAGGCATACACCTTTTATTTTAGAGACTTTCCGAGTATCGACAGGAAAGCTGTAGAAATTCTACAGGGCAAAATCGGGTTCAAACATGAGTTTATCGAGATACCAAGCGATTGGGAATCTATCAAGACAGAAGTATCTCATGCAGTTCGAATGTGCAGAGTCATTTATGGCAGAATCCGAGAGGTTAAGGTAGAAACGATTTTTGCGTTACAGTACCTTGATAAGTATCTGCCGCCAGGAGGCACAGTGTATTCTGGTTCTACGGGAGATGCGCTAGCAGGGTACAATCGAAATACCGCGATATTGGCTTCGAAAATAGGCGAGGATAACCCTCGTATGATTACTGAGAGAACACTGGGACCATCCGAAAATGAATTTTATAGGGTATATGCCCAAAGGTACAAAATCATATCCATTTTTGATGGTGAAGCCGAGAAATTCATTCTCAATTTCACAACGAGAGCCTGCAATACGCCTAAGCCGAAAGCACTATACTACTACGCCTTTGCAGATTATCACCGAAAGTACAAGAGCTATAGGATTCCCAAGGCATTTCAAAAAGCGGGGAATGAAAAGGCAATGTTTAACATTATTGCGAATCGGCTAGGCTGTAAGGACGCTGTAACACTATTCCGCAATTTAGATAGGGAGGCCAATCAATAATGGATTTAAGTTTAGAACCCATTGACATAAAGCACAAAGACTTTATGGATAATATTCGTTACGTTAACGGAGTATCGACAAATACAGGTTCATTTCAATCCGGCTATCTATGGCGTAATGTTCTAGGTGTAAGCATACATACTGGAGCAGGTTATTACGCTATTCATGAATCAGTAAATCCCGAAAATGTATGGGCCTTTCCAATTGGCGATGCTTTTGCAAAAAAGCTGTTTATTGAAAGAATACTGAGTAAATATTCCCGAGCAGTGCTGCTAAAGGTAAAGACTGAGGACAAGGAGTTTTTGGAAAAAGAGTTCCCAGGGATATTCAGTTTTAGTTACTGTCAGGATACCTGTGAATATGTGTATGACTCCAGGGACATTATGGGATTACACGGAAAAAAGTTCAGAAAGTTCCGAGAGGCCCTGAATAAGTTCTCCGCACACCATTCATTGGAGGTTCAGGAGATAACTGAGGATACGCTTCCTGTAGTGCGAGCCGTATTTCAAAAATGGGCCTGTGCTAGGGAAAGAACAGGAATGGATAATACGATTGGCAACGAAACAGACGGCATAGTCCTCACCAGCTTTTCAAAGATTGGGCTAAGCGGAATAATTCTGAAAGTGGATGGTGAAGCTGCTTCAGTAGCTATCGGGTATCCATTATCCGAAGACACCTGCGATATAGCAATATTCAAGCATACTGGAGTTGTCGAAAATTTATGCAGAATAACAGTGCATGAGTTCATAAACAGATATCAGGAATCCTTTAGATATTTTAACTTTGAGGAGGATGGTGGTATTGTGGGGTTGCGAACCATAAAGAAGAGAATGTGTCCCTGCAGGCTAAATCCAATATGGAAAGCAGTTGCCGGGAACACGAGTCAAGAAAAGGAGGTTTAGCATGAGTGAGTTTGATAGTGTAGATGTTGAGGGCAAGAAGTGGGAGTTTAATGAAGAGGTAGCGAAGTGTTTTGATGATATGTTGTCCAGGTCAATACCAGAGTACTCTATGATGAGATACCTCACCCACAGAATTGGGAAAAGGTATGTTCAGCCAGGGCAGGAGATAGTGGATATTGGTTGTTCGAATGGAAACGCTATTGAATCCTTTGTAACAAGTTTTGGGGCGCAGAACAGATATCGTCTATATGATGTATCAAAACCTATGCTGGAGAACTGCAAAAAGAAGTTTGACAGCTGGATTAAGCTAGGGCTGCTGGATATTGAGGACAAAGATATCACCCGTGGTCTCACGAAGCATTCAGCAACGCTGGCATTGAGTATCCTGACTCTGCAATTCACCCCTATCGAGTATCGGCAGAGAATTGTTCAGGATATATACGACAACCTCATTCACGGTGGTGCATTTATTCTGGTAGAAAAAGTGTTGGGAAACACCGAGGAGATAGACAGTGCCTTAGTATCCGAATACTACAAAATGAAATCAGATAACGCATATACAGAAAAGCAGATACACGATAAGCGTAAAAGCCTCGAAGGTGTGCTGGTACCAATTACAGCAAGTTGGAATGAGGACCTGCTGAAACAGTGTGGATTCCACAAAATTGACTGTTTTTGGCGCTGTCTGAATTTTGCAGGTTGGATAGCAATAAAATGATATGGTGGTGACTAAATGGGGAGAGCTAGAAGTCCTCGCCGTGATGAAGCACTGAGGCAGTTTATAAAAAGCAATGGTCAGATGAGGCCTAAAGAAATAGCAGAGCTTTTGAATGTACCGTCTGATAGAATTCGCAAATGGAAGCTGGAAGATAAATGGGATGAAGTTCTAGCCATGCCAGCTGAACTGCGAAATATCCCCAAAAAGAAGGGCCCCCCTTATGGGAGTAAAAATGCCCTGGGGAATAAAGGCGGTCGCGGAGGACCATTTGGAAATCAAAATGCTAAAGGCCACGGCTGCAAAAAAGGAAACACAAATGGGCAGATCACTGGTGAATATACTAAAATCTGCCTTGCCACGCTAACACCAGAGGAGAAGGACATTTTCTTTGGTATTGACGAAGACCCGCTGAAAATCATCAGTGACAACATAAGGCTGCTAATGATTCGAGAACGGCGAATGCTTATAAATCTTGAAGATTTAAAAAAGCAAAAAGAGGTAGTAGAGATAGATGAGCACATGGTTTTGAAAAAAGGCGATGATGTGAAAAATCCATCAATCAAGGAAATGACGAAACGAAGACGTTTACTGATTGATAAGATTATTGCCTGTGAAGATGCCATAACAAGAGTTCAGGAGCAGCTAATGAGAACCATTGAAAGACAGCAGAAGTTGATAAATGACATGCAGGAAAAGGCGACTGGAGTCACCAACAACATTACCTTTTCTTTTGAGCGCTAACGAAAGTTGTTGAAAATATGGGAGGAAGAGGACAGGGAAGCAGTCTGGTCGCAAGACAGGGTGCACCCCGTAGCAAAAGCAAGGTTTCACGCGTGAATGCTAAGTCAAGCAGTCAAAGACGTGCCATAACGAATAAGCGCAGAACCGAAATGAATGAAATGAAGATTAGGGCGAGGAATGCCAATACCCGCGGGAGGATTCAGGCTCTAAAGGCCAAAGATGTAAAGGCATCTGGAGTATCGTTCAACATTGACAGCAGAACTGCATCAATAAAAAGAGTGTACAAGGGTAAAAAATCTTCATTTTCGGTTACTATGGGTGATAAAACGCAAGCTGGTTTGAGCTTTACCGATGCTAAGAAAACGCTGAACGATATGTTAGGGATTAAAAGATAGCTCCGGAGGGGCCACCTAAATATTAATCCATATATTATATAGGAATAACGGATAAAGGTGGTCTCTAGTTAATCTAGAGCTACTGATTTTATATAGATTTTTCGAAAGAGCTGATACCATGAATCAGAATATTGCAAAACTGATTGCGCCTTGTTATGATAATGTGTTTTTTGACATTATTCATAGCCAACATACTCATTATATGCTAGGTGGCGGACGAGGTTCGACAAAATCATCTTTTGTAAGTTTGGTAATCGTAATTCTGGTATTGCTGAATCCCGATGTCCATGTAGTGATAATGCGAAAGGTAGGAAGTACACTAAAGCACTCGGTGTATAACCAAATGCTGTGGGCCTTGGAGACTTTAGGTGTCATTTCACTGTTTAAAGTAACGATGTCGCCTATGGAAATAACCTACAAGGCAACAGGGCAAAAAATCTTATTTTTTGGGGTAGACGATAAGGTGAAGCTTAAATCACTGAAACCGTCTAAAGGCTATGTCGGTGTAGTTTGGTTTGAAGAATTTGACCAGTTTGCCGGCATGGAGGAAATCAGAAATGTTTTGCAGTCATTGATACGTGGTGGCGAAAAGAGCTGGTGCTTTTACAGCTTTAACCCTCCAAGGTCTAAAGATGCATGGGTAAACAGTGAGGTTATGGTCGAGGAAAAAGATAGAATATATGTTCATAATACATACTTAGATGTCCCTAGTGAATGGCTTGGTCATCTATTTATTCACGAAGCAGAAAAGCTGAAAGCTAGGAACTTAGATGCTTATAGACATGAGTATCTTGGCGAAGCTGTCGGTACTGGTGGAGATGTATTTTCCAATGTTGAGCATATGGATATGAGCGATGCATTTATCGATTCCCTCGAATATAAATACTTCGGTTTAGACTTTGGCTTTGCAATAGATCCGCTGGCATTTGTATGTATGGCGTATAGCCGTAAGCACGAGATACTGTACATCTATGATGAAATCTATCAGCAGAAGTTGACAAATCGAAAAGCTAGTAAGCTTATTCTTCCTAAGATAGGGAACAAAATTGTATGGGCTGATTCTGCCGAACCGAAGTCCATACGCGAACTGAAAGAATGGGGACTCAATATTATGGGAGTAAAAAAAGGTCCGGACTCTGTTGAGTATGGTATCAAGTGGTTGCAGAATTTGGAAAAAATATGTATAGACAAAAATCGTTGTCCTAACACTTTCAGAGAGTTTGTGACATACGAATATGAGCAGAATAGAGATGGACAGTTTATTAGTAGCTACCCGGATAAAAAGAATCACACCATTGATGCTACAAGGTATGGCTGTTCTGGAATTATGAGAAGTGAGAAGGATGTTACTTCGAGAAATGCAAATCTGTGGTAGGTGATATTTTGGAAACTGTATCTATATATGATTATGATTTTCTGTACGACTCATACACAGGGGGAGGCGGCTACCTTGAAGGTACTTATATTATACCGCACCCCAGGGAGGACACAGATAAGCTGTTGCGAAGAAGAAGGCTAAGTTACTATTCAAACTTCGTAAAGCCTGTTGTCGATTCGCTGACCAATCCGATTTTCCGCAAAGAAATTGCAAGGGACTGGGGTGGTGGTAACAGCATCATAGGTGACTTTCAACAAGATGTTGACCGCTTTGGTAATACAATGAATAGCTTTATGAAGCAGTGCTGTCGAATGGCTAAGTTATACGGTTCTGTTTTCGTTTTTGTAGATAATGACAGAACCATTGAAGCGGGACAGAAGTCAGCTATTGAAAAACGGCAGTACCCATATCTCTATATCATCAAGCCTGAAAATGTCACCAATTATAAATGTGATAGTAGCGGTATCATCAGAGAGATTGAGTTTAAGTGTGGTTCTACTTACAGTAAGTCTTTTGCTGGCTATAAGGTGATGATGGATACTGATACATGGAAATGGACTCCTACCGATTGGCAGGTAACACGGCATGATGGTGTTGTGGAAAAAGGAAAGAATAACCTAGGTTTTATTCCAGTGGTACCTGTATTTGGTACTGAGCATGAAAATGGTGATTTGCTACCACTGTCACCTATGATATCCATAGCCAGAACTAATCTGACCATTTACAATCTGTCGAGTGAGTTGCGAGAGTTGTTGAGGAATCAGGCCTTTTCCATTTTGTGTTATCCAGTAACTGAGGGAGTGCCTATTGATAAAGCGCTATCCAGCATTAAGGTTGGCACTAACGATATGTTGCTGTTTGATGGCGAGGTTGGAGCGCGACCATTCTTTATTGCGCCGGAGGCATCACAGGCTCAGCTGCTGCAGTCCGAAATTCAAAGGTTGATTGACGATGTGTACAGGCAGGCAAGTTTATCATCTGTGACCGCAGTTGAAACCAAAGCAAGCGGTGTGGCTAAGCAGTGGGACTTCGAAAACACCAATCAGGTTCTTGCCGATATGGCAGAAAATCTGGAAGTAGCAGAGAAAAAAATCATGAAATACTGGTCTGCATATTTTGGAGAGGAAATTGATTACAAAGTTATCTATCCCCGTGATTTTGGCATTGTTGACATTGCATCAGAGCTAGACAATGTTGCTAGAGCACTTGAATTGAATGTTGGTGTTGAGTTTAATAAGCAGGCCAGGATAAAGGCCGTTGAGGCTTATCTTACTGGTATTCCTGATGATGAGTATGATGCAGTCATTAATGAAATCCGCAACAATGCCGCAGATCGCTTAATGTCGGAATTATCTCAAAAGCAGCTAAAGGAAAGAATTAACAATGGCAAAATTGAAGAGTGATGACGACACCCTTAGTGAGAAGCTTGAAAAGGTACTAGAAAAATACTCTAAAGAGTTCAGAAAATTGGCTATCAAAACAGAGGTAAAGATAGCTGAATCTCTGGCTGAGGGTAAAGATTTGGATACCTCAATAGCTTTAGCACTCAAAGGGTTTGACTATTCCAATAGAAAAATAACTATTTCCGCTGTGATTGATGCTGCGGAGATAGGAATACAGGACAGGGTAGACGAGGAATTCGTTGACCAGGTGTGGACAACGGATGGAGTTAACTTGTCCGAAAGGTTATACAGCATGTCTGCTTATACAGGACAGCGTGTGAGGGATACAGTGAAAGCAGGTCTACTGAATGCAGACTCAGCCATAAATATTGCCCGAAAGCTGTATGATGGATATGGAAGTGGTGCGCTAATCCCTAAAGCGGAAATTCCGCAGTACCTTAGTAGAATGACCAGAAATGTGTCATTAGCTATCGTAGGTGATAATTCGGATAAGGAAAAAATAATTCAGGACATAGACAAACTGAAAAAACATGTAAATGAACTGAAAACCGATGCGCTAAGAGTTTCATATCAGAATCTATTGACATCGCTAGAATCATATAAGGGTGAAACCATCAATAAGGCAATACAAGTGGCCCTGGAAGAGAAGAGCCGGTATCAAGCTGAACGCATAGCAAGAACCGAAACCGCAAGAGCTTGGTTTGAGGGATATATTGCTAGGTACGGTGATGATACCGATGTATGGGGCTACAGATGGGAGTTGTCTTCCAATCACCCTATACATGACCAATGCGATGTATGTGCCAACGCAGATATAGGTTATGGCAAGGGGCTATATCCAAAAAAATATATGCCGACCATACCTCTGCATCCACACTGTAGATGTCATCTACTTCCTGTGTTTATCTGGCAGGTAAATCTAAACAGAAGTCCGAATCCAAAGCTTGTACATGGCTATATAGATAGCTTATCTACAAAGGAGAAAATCGCGTTGTTTGGTGTGAAAGGTCTTGAAGAGTATAGGCGCGGGAAAGATTGGCAGGAGGTTCTAAGAGGATGGAAAGGATTTACCAATCCACTTGCTAGGAGAAGAGTTTTTAGGAGGAATGAACAATGAAAACAAAAGAAGAAATTATTGCTGCACTGAAAAATGTGGATGGAGGCGAGGAATTTATAACCGGTTTTAACAACCTTTTGAAAGATGCGAATAATAATATCAAGCTGGTGAAAGAGTTAACTGCTAAGGTTAGTGATTTGACCGCTGACAAGGAAACACTGACCGGTAATTACAATAAGCTGTTTGACTTTATTGGTTTGCCACTGGATACCTCCAATTTGGATGAGGCTCTGGAGGAAATCAAAAAGAAGCAGCAGAAGAAGGATAAGTCTACTGCGGATATTGCAACTCTGAAAAGCCAGCTCAACGAAATGAAAAGAAACTACAAGACCTTATCTGATAAGAGCGCTGAGTTTGAAAAGCAGGCATCCACTGAAAAGACTAAGCGTCAGGGCATGCTTAAGGAAATGGCCTTGCGGACCGCTCTTGAAGTCAACAAAGCGCTCAATCCGGCTATCACATCACGATTGATGATGGGCAACATTAAAGTGCTTGACGATGACAGTGTTATCTATGTTGATGATGATGGTTCTGAGGTGACTGTTGACGAGGGTGTAAAATCCTTTTTGACTAAATACCCCGATTATCGGGCTAATCGTCAGTTATCCGGTGCTGGCGGTGGGTTTAACGGCTCTTCTGGTGGCAATGTCGATTATGAGACTCTATCTCCGGCTGAGTATCGCAAGGCTCGTGCCGAGGGTAAGATTATATAATTTTTACACAGGAAAGGATGATACTTTATGGGAAATACTTTATTAACACCTGCGCTTATTGCACAGGAAGCTCTTATGCAGTTGGAAAACAACCTTGTTTTGGGCAATCTTGTAAACAAGGATTATTCCAACGATTTTACCGGTTCCTCTGGCGACACAATTACTGTTCGCAAGCCTAACACTTTTAAAGTGAAAGAGTTTGATGAAGGAACGGGGATTGAGCTGCAGAATGTCAAGGAAAGCGGTGTACCTGTTAAGCTGGACACTCTTTTGGACATTTCTTTTCCAGTAACTACCAAGGAAATGACCCTGAGCATTTCTGATTTTAGCCAGCAGTTTATTGTTCCGGCAATGCAGGCATTCGCTCAGGATATTGACTCTCGGCTGGCTAAGTTGATGCTTGAGATTCCATATCATGTAGGCATTGCGGGAAGTGCACCTAGCGCTGTTGCCAGCATTACTGCACTGCGTAAGAAGATGAATGATAACAAAGTGCCTATGGCTGGGCGTAATCTCGTTTTAGATACCGCTGCGGATGCTAAGCTGCTGGAACTGGATGCATTCAACCGTGTTGATGCTTCTGGTACTGATGCAGCGATTCGTAACGCAGAACTGGGGACGAAGTTCGGCTTTAGCTGCTACATGGACCAGAATATCGAAAATTTTGTTTCCGGCATTACTACAGCAGCAGCTGGCTTGAAAGTAGCGGATACCGTAGAGGCCGGCGCAACTACAATTACCGTTACGGATTCTGCTATTGAGGGTGTTATCAAAAAGGGTACATTGCTCACTGTAGCAGGTTCTTCTCAGCAGTTTGTCGTAACTAAGGATGCTACCATTGCTTCCCACAGTGCTTCTGTGAGTGTTTATCCTGCGGTAGATGCAGGTATCGCACAGAACAGTGCCGTTACCCTTGTGGGAAATCATACGCTGAATATGGCATTCCATCGCAATGCTTTCAGCCTTGTTTCCCGTCAGCTGGCCAGACCTATGGGACTGACCAATGTTTCCAATGTATCCTACAACGGCCTTGGTTTGAGAGTGGCTTATGGTTACGATATGACTAAGAAGCAGGATATTATTTCCATCGATGGTTTGTTTGGGTTCACAACTCTTACCCCTGAACTTGCTTGTGTTCTTCTCGGTTAAGAGCGTGTTTTTCTGAATCAACATGGGCGACAGGCAACTGTCGTCCTTTTTATTCATAACGGAGGTTTGTATGAAGACTATCACATTATACGATGAGAATGAAGAGCCTATTATTGTTAATGCCTGTGATGTTGACAGGTATTTAGCAAATGGCTTTACTGAGGCAACGGCAAAAACAAAAACATCTTCAAGAAAGAGTGCTGCTAATGGAGATAAAACTTGAATTTGATAATAGGGCTTTACTAGCTTTTAAGGTTGCTCCCGATAATGCTAAAGAGGCAGTAAGGCGCTCTATAAGAGAATCTGCCGTACTTGTTCAGGAGAGAGCACAAAAAAGGCACAGGTTCATATCAAGGACAGGCAATCTTGAAAGAGCTGTTGTTGCAAGTATCCAGGAAGCTCAGGCAGCCATATTCCTGGATAAGCGCACCGCGTCCTATGCAGGATTTGTTCATGAGGGGACAGCTCCTCATGATATTTTTCCTAAAAAGCGAAAATGTCTTAGGTGGGCTGGCAGAGCAGGTTTTGTATTCGCAAAAAAAGTGCACCACCCGGGAACTAAACCTGACCGGTTTCTCTATAAAGCGTTGAATGATTCACGCACAGAGATACAGGCTATTTTCAATAGACATATCGCTGGTGTATTCACAGGAGGTGTTTAGACTTGATAATAGCTATCAGTGATATTAGAGATGAGCTGGTGTATCCGGTACTGAAAGCAGCAAATACCACTTCTATTAATATTCTTGGTGAGGAAGTAGTTACTAATAAGTACCTACAGGATTTAGAAGAATACGCCAATGATTTTGTAATGAGTGTTGCAGGAGTGGGGTTAGAGAGCATTGTAACACCAGCTCCGTATAAGTTAAAGGAATTATGCAAAGCGAAGCTATGTTTATTCGTGTGCCTCGCAAAGTCATATTCAGCTAGTCTATCAACCCGAGGTAGTGATTCTCGTGATAGCTGGTCTGAAAAATTAGAATATTATACGACAATGGTTAAAACATTAGAGCCGCAGATAAGTAAGGAAATGCTGTTAGGCGATAGCAGGAATACTGTCTTATTTGGCTCCGTTCAGCTTCTTAGGGGGTAACGCTGTGGTCTGGCTTGAAATTATGAAAGAACTACAACAAGCATTTTCCGGTGTCGCCCCTCATGTTATTGTTGGTGCTCTGGAACCAGCTGACTATGCAAATGATGGGGTTGTATTCCTAATTCGTGATGGAGAATCAATTCCATCTTTGAAAAGCCTCCACGAGGATATGCAAGGAACCGTAAACTTATTGATAGAAAACTGGGTTCGAGACGATACCACAGATATTTACAACGGTTACGGTAAATTAGCTGAGCAGGAGGATAAAATGATAGAATCCATAAAGTCCTGGCTAGTCAACAGAAATACTGATTATTTCAGTATTCTTTCTTGCAATGTAGGCGAGATAATTAGTGACGGTGACGCAAAAAGACCGTTGGTCGGTTCGCGAATGTCACTTGATATAACATATAGTGAATAGGAGGAGTTAACATGCAGCTGTCACGAGGATATTTTACTAGGTTGGTCCTCGACGAGGAAACATCGTTTAATGAAATACCAACCACAAAAGCCGGTAAGATAATGCCATTCAATAAGTTGGAACTTGCCAGCGAGCAAACTATGATTAATCCGGCTACTATTACAGGTACCAGAAATGCAGTCGAGCCCGCTAGAGGTCATGTAACTGCAGGCGGTAGGGTGACTATCCCAGTGGACAGTACTGCTATAGGTCACTGGTTGAAAGGAATTTTTAATGCACCTGCTACGACAGAAGACAGCGACACTGGCAAGTACAAACACGTATTTTCAATTACGAATAACCAGCCGAGCCTCTGCATAACAAAAGAATTTCCTGATATTGGGCAGTACTTTACATACACAGGTGTCAAGATAGGAAGCTTCTCTTGCACATTCGGTGATGATGGTGAGCTTACTGCTGATATGGATCTGCTGGGCTGCGATGAGGTTATAAGTTCCGAGCAGTATGATAAGGCTGCTACTGAGGCAAAGCTTAGCAGATTGAATAATTTTGCATGTGAGCTTAAAGTTGATGGTTCCAAGGTAGCTAATGTATCCACTCTTGACTTAAAGCTGGATATGGGGCTGGATGACAGCATTTACACCTTGGGGCACAAAGGCAGAGGTGCAATTCCTGAAGGACTTGTGCAGGTAAGTGGCACAATCCACAGTCTGTTTACAGACACTGAGTTACTGCAAAAAGGAATAGATGCTACTCCTATTGATTTGGAGTTGGCGCTGACTAATTCAAGTGATTCGCTGGTTATTAAAATGGACGAGGCCCAAATCTCTCGTACCTCACCTGCCATAAGCGGTCCTGCAGGTGTATCCGTCGATATAGATTTTGTGGCTTACTACAAGAATAGCGTGGATAAGTCCTCAATTGTAATCGAATTGACAAATAGTGTAGAGGAGTATTAAGGAGGAAAAATTAATGGATATTGAGGTAAGATATTTAAATCGAAAAGACATGAAAGCATTGAATAAGGCTGGACTTAACCCAATGCTGAACAATTTAGATGCTACGAAATCTATGGTCCTGGTGGACTTCATCATCGATTTGAAGTACTCCGATGTTGAGGGGATTGACGAGCTTCCATATTATCAGGTTCTCAACCTTGCTAAGAATACGGTTACACAGTCTATGCTGGGCAAGGAGCAGGAGGTAAAAAACTCCTAAGCTTCTATCGGTGGCAGAACTCCCCATCAAAGAAGTATTGTCAAGAAACCTGTTTAAAGGAGTTTAGAAAGCGTGGGGATACCCCTCCATGCGAGGATTGTGAGAATCGGTGCCCCGAGTTGTTGCCTGAAAACTATGAGGCATGGTATCTGTACACTAATGTACAGACGCAGTATAATTACACATTTGGCGGTATTACCGGATTAAACTATCAATCCGTGTGTACAGTAGCAGACATTCTAGGAGTAGAAATTACTCCGTCGTTGTTTGCAAAAATCAGAGCTTTAGAGCACGAGCATTTGAAAGAGGCGGTGAATAAAAATGGCTGACCAAAACATAATTGTCCGCATTCTAGGTGAAAATAAATTAAGCAGTGTGCTTTCAGATGTAATGGGAGATATGGGCAATCTGGGCAATGTCATGACCGGCCTCTTTTCAACTGTTGAATTAGTTAAGACAGGATTTGAGGCTCTAAGCGGAGTCATATCTGCAGGAAAAAGCGCATTTATAGATTATAACGCACAGATGGAAACTACGAAAATTGCCCTCACTACATTGTTAGGTAATGCCGACGATGCAGAGGCAACTTTTCGTAAATTACACCGATTAGCAGCAACTACACCTTTCGAATTTCCAGGACTCGCAGATGCCGGTAAGAGATTGGTAGCAATGGGATTTTCTGCTAAAGGTGCTCAAGATGCGTTAGAAGCTTCTGCTAACGCGGCTGCTGCGCTGGGTAAAGGGCAGGAGGGAATTGACAGAATTGGTCTGGCGCTAGGTCAGACCGCTGTAAAAGCTAAGGCAAGTGCGGAAGAAATGATGCAGCTGGCCGAAGTTGGTGTAAACCCATATGAGATTTTACAGAATAAACTCGGATTGACTGCTGACCAAGCTGCTAATTTAGGAAATCAGAATATAAGCGGCCGTAAGGTGGCGGAGGCTTTGGTTGAAGGAATGCAAGAGCAGTTTGCAGGTTCTTCCAAAGCCCTATCCGATTCTTTTACAGGAATGCTGGCCACAGTAAAGGACGATATAGCTTATATTTTAGGTGATATTGGTGAACCCCTATTTGAAGCACTTAAGGAACCGTTGTCAAAGGTTAGGGACTTTATGGCTGATACGGTAAACAGCATTAATGATATCGGATTAGGTGCTACCCTAAAGAATATGCTGGGAGTGGAAGTTATTAATGGTGCGTTAATCGTATGGCAGACTCTAAAACAGACTGTAAGTGGACTCGCTGAAGTTATATGGTCAGCGCTGTCAGCCATTGCTAATATAGGTATCGCCCTGATAAACTTTCAAACTTCCATTAATGGTTTTAAAACCGCATTGGGCGAGGGAAGCAGCTTTATTACTGCATTTTCAGCAGCACTAGCCGGAACAAAAACTTTTTTGGATGTACTTTCAGAAGCGATAACCTTTGTCGCAGATAAGATAGCTAATGAATTGATGTATGTTGCCAACGAATCCAATGAATCCTTGAATGAGTTATCTGATACGATTGCTGATACATTATCTCCTGCATTTGAATTTGTAGCTGATGTAATTGAGGCAGTTATTGAGGCATTTGCTGGGTTCATAGACGCTATCGGAGAGCTGTTTGACGGAATTTCTAATATTACAGATTCTGTTCTCACAGCGTTAGAAGGTTTTGCTGATGCTATTGGTACACTGTTTGAGCTGGCACTTGGCGGAGTTTTATCCATTGCCGGTGATTTTGCAGACGGCCTGTATAATCTAATCGTTGGTGGTACTGAGGACACTGCAAACGACTCAAGCAGTATCATAGGCAGCTATATAGACTACTTTTGTGCAGCTTTCGAGGGCTTACAAAGTTCGCTAAGCTCAATATGGAACGCTATTGCAAGTACCATTCTTTCCAAAGTACAGTGGTTTGTAGATAGAATACTGGGGATACTCAAAGAGCTGAGTGGCTATGCATCTGGAATCGTCGATTTTATTTCTGAGAAAGTGTCTAATATCACCACTAAATTTAAGGCCAATTTTGATGAAATAAAAAAGGGTATTACTGATGCTACAAAGATTAAAAGTGGCCCTGCAGGCAGTGGCGGTACATCTATGTGGCGAAAAGAAATATCGTCTAGCGGTGCTGGCGCTGGTGGTGGGAAGTCTTCAGGAGGTCGCAGTACCGGAACTTCTGCAGCCGAAAAAGCCGCTAAGGAAGCGCAAAAATGGGCAGAAAAGATTGATAAAGATTGGCATGACCTTAACAAAAAACTGAAAAAAGAAACAGAGAGTTCCTATGCTCAGGCCATCGCTACACTAGATGATGAGTATATGAAGTATTATAAGGACATTGAGGAGGCTAAAAACCGAGGAATAGATACTACTCGTTTGGAGTCAATTCTGAGCGATTATTACAAGCGTGTAACTGAGAAATTAAAAAAATCCGCTGACGATGCTTTAGCGGATATGAGGTCTAAAACAGAATTGCTCCGCGCAGACCTGTCTCAGGATTTTACTATCAAAGCCGATGTGCAATACAGCGATGACCTGCGTAAAATTAACGAGGACATAGAGAAATTCAAGAAATCGTCTCTTACGAATAATCTGGCACACAATGAGGCCGTGGAGGATGTAGTAGCTGTATACAAAGCGCAGGCTAATCTCGAGGCGGCTACTAAGAAAATCAATACTGAATTTAAAGGTCTGACCACTGAAATGTCTGACAAGATAAAGGATATTAAATCCCTATTTGATACAGGCAGTATGGATTTGGGGCATTATATTGACCAGCAGATTGATGTTTACCACGGATATACTGATAAGCTGGAAAGCATAGCTACAAATGTTAAGTCTAAAATGGACGAGGCTTTAGCTAATGAGGATACTGTGGCATTTAAGGCCTGGCAATCTGTGTTGCGAGATGTTAACACGGAGCTACTTGAAATAAAGAAGAGTTTGCAAGATTTGGGTGACGGTACTTACAGTGAAAATCTATTTAATGGCATTCAGGCAGGGCTGGGGAAGCTTAAAACTGTCAAACAATCAGTGAAACAGTTAGGAGAGGACATCGTAAGCAACCTAAATAGCACATTTGATGATTTCTTTAATGAAGTTATGACTGGCAAATTAAAGTCATTTGGTGACTACTGTCAGTCATTTTTTAATTCTCTAGCTAAATCCATTTCCAATATTCTTTCGCAAATCATGACACAGTGGACAATGAATGCCGTTTTCGGTATGCTCGGCAATACTTCAGGATTCGGCGGGGGCTTTTTTGGACTAGGTGGAAGAGCTACAGGAGGTTATGTCACTGATATACCTAAATACGCTGGTGGAGGTAACACTTTTTTAGTCGGGGAGAATGGTCCGGAATTTGTTACGCTCAATGGTGGTGGAGCGCAGGTAACTTCAACACATACAACGCAAAGACAGCTTAGTGAAAATACAGCTCCGAATGTTACTATCAATGTCATTAATCAGACAGGTACTGAGTCTAAGGCAGAAACCACGGCACCTAAGTGGGACGGCGAATCCTGGGTTATAGGTGTTGTTCTTAATGCTGTAGCTACAAACAAAAATGGAATGAGGAGCTTGATAAAGGGGGTAGCAACTTCATGAGTGATAAGCTGATTTTTCCAGATATTCCACTCCCGATGTATCCATTGGAGGAGACCTATGAAGACACTTCCATAACAAGTAAATTCGAGGATGGCTCTGTGCAGAGCCGTTCCAAATTTACGAGAAGCAGAGGTTCATGGACTTTGAAATGGAGTTATCTACCCTCTAAGGAATACAGCATATTATTGGATTTTATAAAGAATAAAGCTAAGTTTTCGGCAAATGAATTTTACTGGAAACCGCAGGGGATTCTCGCAGATACTCGCGATGAGATTCGGGTGAGAATTACTAAATTTGAAAAATGGTCACTGGTGGTTAAGGACTATTGGTCCGGCAGTATTACCCTTACGGAGGTTTGAATATGATTTCGCTATCTGCTATAGCAAAAGAAGAAAAAAACAAGCTGTCTACAGGAAGTTCTTTCGTGATACTTCTTGATATAAAGCTTGGTGAGGAGACCATTCATATATGCTACAACACCGAATCAGTTATGTGGAATAATGCTGAGTATCTTCCGTTCCCATTTACCATAAGTGAAGTTTCGGAGGACACCGATGGTTCAGATCCAAATGTAAAGCTTTCGGTGGATAATACCTCACAGGCTCTGCAGTACCTTGTAGAGGAGAATGGCGGCGGTAATAATACAGAGGTGATACTTCGGGTTGTTAATACGGAGGCACTAGATGTTAAGGAACCCGAGTTAGAGGAGTTCTTTGTAGTGACAAAAACAGAGGTGTCTCAAAGCTATATCACATTTTCTCTAGGAACTGAGTATAGTGCTCGCACGCGCAGACCGCTAAACCGCTATATGAAAAATAACTGCCCCTTTAAGTATAAAGGGATTCGTTGTGGAGCAAAGTCTACTCTTCCAGGATGTGACCACACTTTGCTCTCCTGCCGTGAAAGAAATAACTCGGCGAGGTTCGGAGGCTTTCAGGGAATTGACCAAAAAGGAGTGTATGTACATTGATTGATTATTCAGACATTATAGGTGTTCCGTTTAAGAATCGAGGTAGGGATAAAAATACCGGGCTTGACTGCTATGGTTTGGTTATGGAAGTTTACAAAAAAATCGGTATTCAGCTTCCGGAGTATTATGCTGACTGGAACAATGCCGAGAAGATTAATGGCATTATTCAGCAGGAAGTTGGTACCAGTCTTTGGAAAAAAGTAGATGGCAGTCATATCCCAATTCCGTGTGTAATGGCTATAAGATTTGGTGTGCCAAAAGGAGTTGTGAACCATACGGGCGTATATGTAGGTAACGGAAAATTTATTCATATTCGGGAAAATGTAGGAGTATGCGTTGACCGCGTAAACAGTCCTGCATGGAAAAAGCAGATTGAGGGATTCTATGAGTATATAGGGTGATTGTATGTCAGCAACATTGATAAAAATCAAAAATGCTTTCGAACCGTGGAACGGTAGAGAAGTCATAAAGCTAAAAGCTGGTTTGACATTGGCGGAGGTTAAGAATATCTATGCAGATCTGCCTTGTGAAATGGTTGTTCAGCTGAATGGTCTAAGTGCAGACGATGATACTGAAATTCAGGATTTGGACTTTGTAACCATCCACCCTGTAGTAGGCAAGGGAGGTGGAAAAAATATCCTTGCAATGGTTGCGATGGTAGCGCTCACTGTTGCTGCCGGAGCCGTGGGCGGTGCTTTTGCAAATTCGGCAGGCGTGTGGACTACTACATCATACATAGCAGCCTCAGCTACTATGTTCCTTGGCAGTATGCTCATAAATAGATTTTTAGCTCCTAGAGCGGACGTAGGAAACTTCAACCAGGACTACAATACTGACCCCACATATTCCTGGAGTGGTGTTACGACTATGGAGGGACAGAACAACTCCATAGCACTTACTTATGGCAAAGTTAAATCAGCAGGTCAGACCATAGGTAAGTATGTCGATATTGCTGACAATAAGGAGTATCTGAATTGGCTTCTTGCCTGTGGTGAGGGGCCTCTGGGTATTTCAGATATAAAGCTGAATGATAACGGCATAGATTATTATGACGGGCTGACTGTGGAAACCCGAGAGGGTCTGAACGACCAACAGCCAATTTCTAATTTCAATGATACCTTTTTTACCAAGCAGCTAGGTTATGAGCTTACATCTGATGAAAGAATTGATACCTGTCAGGGCAACGCCACCGAGGGAATAAAGATAAAAATAACATTCTCCAACGGCTTGTACTATGCAGATGACTCAGGCGGGCTTAGCACAGCGTGGGTAAATTTTAAAGCATGGTACAGAAAAGATGATGGTGTGTGGGTAAGCTGGCTTGACGAGCATGTATCCGGAGCACAGTCCTCTGCTTTGCGTAAAGAGTATCGTCTTGACCATCAGGAGGCTGGCAGTTATCAAGTTAAGCTGCAGGTCACTGGACGCTCTCACAGCGTTACGAGTTCTCGTGCTTCTGTGAGAGTATGGTGGTCAGAGCTGACAAGCATAGTCTATGATGATTTCTGCTACCCTAACATTGCTCTTATCGGGTTAAAGGCATTAGCTACTGACCAGCTAAGCGGTGCGCCTACAATATCATTTATCAAGGAAAGAAAAACTGTATGGGTGTGGAATCCATACGATGAAAGATACGAAGAAAAGCCTGCTAACAATCCTGCATGGGCCTCTTATGACTGCATTCATCAATGCTGTAAAATCACAAATATTCGCAACAAAACTGATGAATATGAAGTTAGAGGCGTACCAGCAAAGTACATGCTTTATGACAGATTTTCCGAATGGGCTGATTTTTGTACAGAGAAGAAGCTGGAAATTAACATAGAGCTTACTACGCTGGGTGAAATGTTGGATGTCGTAAATAAAAATATTGCAAATGTCGGCAGAGGCCTGGTGCTAAGGTTTGGTACTAGATACGGTTGCACATGGGACTGTGCCAAACCACCTGTGCAGATGTTTGGCATGGGAAATATTATATCCGGCAGTTTTAAGGAAGAATTTATGCAGACCAGTGATAGGGCAAACAGCATTGAGATTACCTACACGGACCGAGATTCTGACTATGCCAGGGAAACCATTACTGTGTATGCAGATGATTATGATAGTCAGCCTGTTGAGAGAATGGCGCAAGCTACCTATAATGGCATAACCTCCTATGAGCAGGCCTATAGAGAGGGAATGTATCAGCTGTACAGCAACAAATATCTTCTCCGAACTGTCAGCTTTGAGGCGGGTATAGACTCTATAGCGTGTAGCATAGGTGATGTCATACTGGTTGCTCACGATGTACCTAAATGGGCGAGGTCTGGACGAATTTATAAAGTAGAGGGACAGGAGATGCTGCTTCCTGTTGAGCTATCTGAAACACTGAGTAAGTACAGAATCAGGTACCGTACCGTCAACGATAATATGTATTCCAGCAATGTACGCATTATTAGCAACGGTAACGGCTGGTGTAGGGTGCTAGTCGAAACTTCTTATAACGATAACGACTTGCCCCAGGCTGATGATATATTTGATTTAGCCGTTGCAAGCATTGGCAGCAAGCCTTTTGTCGTTAAGTCAATATCACGCGCACAGGATTTTACTAGGAGGATTGAGTGCATTGAATACAATGAGAATATCTATAATGAAAAGTATGACATACCGCCCATACAGTACAGCGTGGACGAAAACAAAGTACTTGATGTGAAAAGTCTTCAGGCTGATATTCTGAAATACACCACAGCAACCCTGAATATCATATTCAGATTAGGGGTGAGCTGGGAAAGAGCCTCAAACGGCTCATTCCATGTGTATAGCTCAGATGATGGTGTAAATTGGGAACTGTTAGCCTCCGACCTTGATACAACCTACTTCAATACTGATATTACGACCGCTCCTAAGTATATCAAGGTGCGTACATCGAATGGTGCGGTAATTACAAGGGGAGCAATCACGGAAACAAGGGAACTTGATTTAGCGTTACCGCCAAAGCAGGTTACAGGATTTGCCTACAAATTGGTTACTGGTGGAATACAGTTCTCCTGGGACGCTAACACCGAAATTGACCTTAAAGGGTACAAGCTCTATCTAGGAGAGGGCGATTGCAATATTAATGATTGCACCCTTATCATGGACGGTGTTAATACAACCAGCACTTTTATCCCTTTAGAAGTGGCTACAAAGTATACTGCTTATATTGTTGCAGTGGATATCATGGGTATAACTTCGGATGAAGCGAGTATGCTGACGGTAGGGGTACCCGACATCGCGGCAGTCACAAATTTTTATGCTGTAAAAAATGGAGACACAATACAATTCTTTTGGGATGAAATGAAAGGGTTGAGCTTCGAATTACGCTGGGGGGCAACATGGGAAACGGGAAAGATAATTGCCAAATTGAAAGCCAATGTGTATACAGTCTTTTTCCCTCAACTGGGTACACAACAGTTCAGCATAAAAGCTTATAATTCCTATGGGCTGTACAGCAAAAATGCTTCTTTCATAAATATCAATCTTACTCCAGCTACTACCCGGAATGTGATTGCTGAATTTGACGAGGAGGCAACAGGTTGGAAAGGAGTTAAAAATTTCTTTTCAGTATCCGGTGACGACCTTGTTATGGATGACGGTGTTCGCGTTGCAGAGTATTTTACGAGTCTGCATCTTGCTAAAGAAGTGGATGCCCGTAACTGGATTGAGTACTACGCTGGTTACATTGAAAAAGATTTGACATGGCAGGATATAGAAGATAAGTGGGGTGATTATGGTATAGCGTGGCTGCCTGTAGCTGATGATGAACTTGTTAATGTGGAAAATTTCATAACAAGAAAGGTATCAAAAAACTATCTATATGACTTTAATCTTGACGGTAACACTGAGGGGGCTTCAACAGCTAAAGGTGTTACCTATGAAAATAGTAGATTTTCTAAAGGTGCTGTGATACAGCCTACCACCTCTATAAAGTACTCTGTAAATATACCAATGTGCTACCACTTATCTTTCAATATTAGAGTAATAGACAGCTTTGCAAATCATGTTGTGTTTATGACACTATCGGGAGACACTGGGTGGCTAAGGGCTGAGTATGTCAATGACGAGTTTAGTCTTGTCGACAATTACGGTAATCGTATGTCAGTATTCAACTACTGCAGGGAGGGTGATATCTTGAGTATTTACATTCAGCAAACTCAGGGTTCAAGAATTTTCAAAGTCACTAATGTAGCTAAAAATAAAGAGTCCGTAACGGAAGCTGCTATTGCACCACTAGGAGAATTTACAGAAATGAGGCTGGAACCATGAATGAATCTACAAATTTGCAGGAAACCTGTAATATTATCATCGTAAAAAAGAATGGCAATGTAATCGTAAAGAAAACCAAGGAGGAGCATTCCAATGAAAATTGACGGAGTAATGACTATTGATGTAAGTCGCCATGATGGGACAACAGAAAAAATCATCAAACACAACATGATTGTTAATAGTGGCTTTGACCTTATCTGTGAAGCAATAGGCGGTACCACTCAGCCCAAATCTGTCAGTAAGATACAGGTCGGCAGTGGAACATCTGACACGACCGCAGATATGACAGCTCTTGAAGCAAAGATTGCTGAAGGTGAAGCCGGTTATAGCCACACTACAGGCACTAAGGTGTTTTCTCTATCCTCACATTTTGCTGCAGGGGAAGCTACAGGCGCGATTACCGAGGCTGGTGTGTTTAATGCTGACGGAGTAATGCTTGACCGTGTTACCTTTAAAGTAGCAAATATTGATGAAGATGATGAGATTACAGTGAACTTTCAGTTCACACTGTCCTGATGGTTACGGTAGTAAAACAGCCTCTTGCATCGAAGTGGAGTAAGCTCAATTCTGCAAAATGGAGTGAGGCTGTTGGTACCTGGAGAATAAATGGATATTCAAGTCTTTGGGTGATAGATGTAGCCGATGTAATTACGTTCAATGAGTCGCATCATAAGGCGGTAGCTGCCAATGAGAATATCCCTATTCATGTTGGAAGCTCCTATGCAGATAACATTAAGTATCGCATAATGATTCTTGAAAGATTCGGCATTATACCCAAATTGTCAAAACAACGCTATGAAAAGTTTACTGAGTCTGTCGGCATAGCAGATAGCGGTAACTCTTCTGTAGCATTGAGAATAAATACTTTGATAGATGTGCATGAAGCAGTATCAGACACACGCACTATGTCCCGAAACATTAGGGAACAAATAGTATTTAGCGACTCTGTTTCCAAGCATCTGGTAAGTCACAGCAAGTCGCAGGTATCAGTACATGACGAGATTCTCGAAAACAGCAGGGCTGTCATCAGTGATATTATCATTTCCGATAATGAGATTGATGTGGACATACCCGCAGGGTACGAACCTTGGCAGCCATTTGTCAGTGGTGATTATACCTATAAGGACGCTTTGCTGAAATGCAGGGTATCCGCTATGAATACGGAGGGGAGGACACTGCTATCAAGCTACAAAGTATTTGTCGACCTGCCGGATATTCAGGACCATGCTGTGACAAAAGTGGAAGCTGAAAAAACTTGGATTCCCTTTGAGCTTGAATTTTATCAGATTCCAGAGGTTACAATCACTATGACTGGCTCTACAGGCAAAGTAATTATCCCTAATATCCTAGAGGTAACTCTGAAAGGATTTTATGTGGAGCTACGAGATACCAGTAATGTGCTATGTGCAGGAACTATATCCTGGCAGGCACTAGGCTGTTAAGGAGGTAGATAACAGTGCAGAAATATACTGAAATAGATGAGAACAAAACATTGAGAGAATCAAGGGAACTCCTGCTCAACAATGATAAAACAGCAATCAGCTGTAATAGCGGGCCAGCATTTCCTACCATAAATTTACAGCCAGGAATGCTGTGTTTCCGAACCGATGAACAGAAACTGTACCAGCTCAATGCTGATGGCGCAACATGGGTAGAGCTGTTTGACCTGTCCAATAACAAAGGTTTAGTTAGCAGGGCCACTATTGCGGATAATGCTCTGGAGGTTAATGGACACACAGTTAATTCTGATGTACCGGTAAATGCGAAATTCACCGATACCACCTATGGAGCGGTTACAGACAGTGCATCCGGTCTTATGACTGCTGCACAGAAAAAGAAATTAGATGAACTGTCTAATTACTCTTTGCCAGTAGCTAGTGCCACCACGCTAGGCGGTGTAAAAATAGGTGACGGACTAACAATCTCAAACGGTGTATTAAGTTCCGGTGTTACTGGAGGAAACGCGACACACGGTGAAAAATTGTTTACAGCTAATGGTACTTTTGTGGTGCCTGAGGGTGTGTCTATTCTTGTGGTCACAGCCGTTGGAGGCGGAGGCGGCGGCGGTGGCGGTGCTTATTCCGGCACAGGTGGCTCCGCGGGGATTGCGGGGAAAACCTATGAGCGTACAGTATTTGTTGTTAGTGGAGAATCAATTTCGGTACAGGTAGGTGCAGGTGGCGGAGGAGGCGGCGCAGGCGCGGGTAGTGGCGGAGGCGGTGGTAGTGCTGGTGGTAGTACGGCAGGTGCAGGAGGCACAGGTGCGCATCGGTTTGGAGGTGGAGGAGGTGGTGGTGGCGGTGCCTCAGGAATTAATTCAAAGATACTTGCTGAAGGCGGTTCGGGTGGTTCTGGTGCCACCAGCTACGA